GACAAGCCATCTTACAAGATACGCCATCGAGAATAGGCCACATTCAGTATTTTTATACTGATGCTGGTATGTATTATACTGGAGCTTGAAGGGCACATTTGGTGTGAGTTCCTCCGCCTTGTTCTTTAGCATCTTCATGTAGGCCTCTACCTCCTTAGGAGGAGGATTAGGCACACTATTATAATAGTAAGCACCATATAGTGGAGATTTAGGATTCATCGCAATGAAGAGAGCTGTCCAATGTGAGCCAGGCTCATCATGATGGTCCATATTTATTACCATACCAGCATATTCAATGCCCTTTTTCACAAGACGCTGGAAATCAATGTTACATGTCTCCTCATAAAGGCACTTTCCAAAGATGCCTGTTTTTATGGCAAAATCAACTGGAAAAACCCCAATAAACTTGAACTTGTAGCTCTTGTCATCCTCGTACTGCTGCATCGCATCTTCTATGTCAAAATTGCTAAGCCACTCATATGGATTCTTTTTCCACTCTTTGGGCTCTACGGGGCGCAACTTCTTGTGAATAGGGTCATTAGCAGAAGCAAGATGGTCTACCCAACAGGCTTCTATATTCTCACCTTTGCCATTGCTCTTTCCACCTGTTTTACACTTTGGGCTCATCTTGTTCTTGATAGCACTCCATAGCTGTTTGCGTGACGCCTTAGCAATGTTACGGATGCGGTCATCTGGATGACTCTCATTCCAAGCATTTGCTAAGCGAACGAGAGCTGCCTTATCAAAACAGCTAATCTCTTTTGAATACAAATGGTTCGCGATAGGGGCGCAAACTGACATTTGTAGTCTTCTCTACTAGATAGGCGATTAAAAAGTTGTTTTCGTACGAACCAAAAAATTGAAGACGATACAAAGACATAAACAAGCAGAACAACACCATATGCGTAAGAAATAGTCATTGAACAAACTTGTTGCAGTGCGCGCTGTGTGGAAAAAAGAATCTAAAAATTACCCACTATTAATAAACAACCATGAACACGATCGATGACTTTCACAAATATCTACATCAATTCAAAATCAAGAAGGGACAACCATATACGCACACAAGCATCTCTACACTTGGGGGTCCTTCTGGTCTTAGTCTTAACATTCCTAATGAAAAACTAAATGAATTCTTTGATAATTACACACGGGTGATGATGAGGGGTACTCCCCTTCATCTCACCGAGAAACCTATCAATCCTGGGCTGATGCGAATTGACCTTGATTTTCGCTTTATGCCACCTAAGGACTGCTATGACCCTGATAAGGACCACTCGTCTACTGAGCCAAGCCCAGTTGCGGGTCCCAGCTCGGGTGCGGGTCCCAGCTCGCGCCAAAATAACGATAACAACACAGGGATTATTGGAACAGATGTGCCCCGCATGTACGATACATCACATATTGAAAAGATCCTTCTAACATATTTTGATATCCTTGCCGAATTCCTGAATGTTCCTGATGATGCTCTGGTTGCTTATCTCATGGAGAAGCCAAAACCAGTTATCAAGGCGGGAAAGGTAAAGGATGGCATCCATGTCATCTGGCCGTACATCACCGTTTCTAACAACTTTCAGCACCTTGTGCGAAGCAGGGTTCTACAGCAGGCATCTAGCATGCTAGATGGGCTCAAGGTTTGTAACACCTATGATGATATCATTGATGAGGCAATTATTGAAAAGAATAACTGGCAGCTATATGGCAGCAGCAAGCCTAAGTGTGACGCATATACCGTAACAGGCATCTATGAGTATAACAAATACACCCGAGCGCTTACGAAAAAACCTGCGCCTACTCCCGAGGAGGAACTTGGGTTTGTCCGATTCCTGTCTATGCGCATCGAGCGGGAGGAGTGTCTGTTCTATAGCGAGAAGGAGAAGGAGTTCAATGATTACGTCCAGCACATCATGCCTGTGATGGATGAGAAGCGCAAGACCAAGATTAACTCACAGATTTTCGGCAGGTCTATCAATCCTGCTCGGGCGATGCTTGACAGCGCAGATGAGCGAGAGCTCGCAAAGCGTCTTGTGATGGAATGCCTATCGCCACAAAGGGCAAACAACTACGAGGACTGGATCAAGCTTGGATGGACGCTACGGAACATCGACTATGAACTGCTCCAGACATGGACAGATTTCTCTCGGCTCTCTGAAAAGTATCAGGAGGGCGAGTGCCAGAGGTGCTGGGACCGCATGTGCACGGACACCCTTGGTATGGGAACCCTGCGGTGGTGGGCTCAAAAGGACAATCCTCAGCAGTACTATCACATCATCAACAGCAGTGTGCTAACACTTGTGGACAAGTGTGCTGGAAGCAAGGGGGCTGCTTATGATGTGGCAGAGGTGGTACATACAATGTATAAGGACAAGTTCAGGCACACGGTGAAGGATATCTGGTACACATACAAGCCTGAGAAGCATCGATGGATTAAGACAACCCAGGGTCTCATCCTCCGTAACATCCTCTCCACAAAGGTCTGCCAAAAGTTTATGGAACGGGCGAACTACTGGAATATGATGCTTGTTGGGACAGAGCAGAACCAGGACGCTATAGAGAAGAGCAAGATGCTGAAGAAGATTGTGCTTGACCTGAAGAGAACTGCTTTTAAGAGCAATGTGATGAAGGAGTGCGAATGCTTCTTTACGGAGGAGAAATTTGAGGATGTCCTTGACAGTCGCCCTCATCTTCTCGGCTTTGAGAACGGGGTCTATGACTTGCGGATGCATGAATTCCGTGATGGGCTGCCGGATGACTATATCACATACTCTACGGGCCGGCACTATATCCCTTTCAATGCGAAGAGTGATGAAGCTTTGGAGATTGAGCGCTTCATGGCTCAAGTCTTCACAAATCAGCCAGTGAACCGTTACATGAAGGACATGCTAGCAAGCATGCTGGATGGTAGCATCCGCCAGGAGCGTTTCTACATTTTTAATGGACGCGGGTGCCATGCCATTGATACACCTATTATGATGTACGATGGGTCTATCAAGATGGTTCAGGACATCCAAGTAGGTGACATATTAATGGGGGATGACAGTACCCCGCGGAATGTGCTACAACTCTTCCGTGGTGAGGACAACATGTACAAGATTGTGCCTATCAAAGGAGACCCCTTCGTGGTGAATGGTGAGCACATTCTTTGTGTTAAGTTCACTAACATGACAAGTATTATAATCCGTAAAGATGGCTGCTACAAGAACAACCCACACTTTCGCGCTCTGTGGTATGAGTATAGAGAGGACAAGACCAAAGAGCCATTCAGTAGGTCAAAGATGTTTGATAACTGCAAGGATGCGGAGGCATTTATCGAGAATATCGACATACCCAATATGGTTCGCAAAGGTGACATCTTGGATATTAAGGTGACTGATCTTATGAAGTGGAAGCCCTGGTGGCTTAACAAAAGCAATGTAAGCCTGTACAAAAGCAATAATATCAACTTTGATGAGAAGGATGTTAAGCTTGATCCATATATGCTTGGGGTGTGGCTAGGTGATGGAACTTCTAGAACCCCCAGTATTACTACCATGGATGAGGAGATTGTCAAGTACTTTGAGGACAATCTTCCTCCCAACCATAGAATTAATAAGAAATATGAGAAAGGAAGGGCTGCTTATTATAGCATTACATTCACTGGAGTAAAGAACCGTACAAATGGCTGCCAGAACAAGTTCACGCTCGGCCTACACGAGTACGACTTAATTCTTAACAAGCACATTCCTGAGGACTATAAGACAAACAGTCGTCAGGTGAGACTGAAGGTTCTTGCAGGGCTCTTAGATACTGATGGTACCTATCAGGCAAAAATGAATCAGTACGATATTACCCAAAAGAATAAGAAGCTGATGGAAGATATCGTATATCTTGTGCGGTCGTTGGGACTGGCATGCTACATGAAGGAGATCCAAGCTACTTGTATAAATGGTAAGAATGGTCCTGTTACGGGAACATACTATCGCATCCAGATCTATGGTAAGGGTATTGAGGAGATTCCGTGCCTTCTGCCGCGGAAGAAGGCAGTGCCGCGCCGCAAGGAGAAGGATGCCCTCCTCAACGGGTTCAAGATTGAGGCTGTTGAGCGTGGAAACTATTATGGATTTGAGCTGGATGATAACCATCGGTATGTGATGGGAGATTTCACCGTAACACATAATTCGAATGCGAAGTCAGTAATTATGAATCTCGTACAGAAAGCGATTGGTGACTATTACTGTATCCTTCCTGTGGCTCTTCTCACGCAGAAGCGCACCCAGTCTAATAGTGCGCAGGCCGAGTTAGAGCGTACAAAGGGCAGACGGCTCACAGTAATGCAGGAGCCAGGTGATGGTGAGAAGCTAAACATTGGACTGATGAAGGAGCTGACCGGCGGTGACCGCATCATGACGCGCGGTCTCTACAAGGACCCGATTGAATTCAAGCCGCAGTTCAAGATGGTGATGACGTGTAATGACCTTCCTGAGGTGAGCAGTGATGATGGGGGTACATGGAGGCGAATCCGTGTGATCGAGTTCACATCGCGGTTCTCAGACAATCCTGACCCTTCAAAGTCTAATGAGTTCAAGGCAGACCCTGAGCTGACGGAGAAGTTCAATGTATGGGCGGACACCTTTATCTCTATGCTGATAGACCATCACAAGCACACTGACTTTGCTAACATCCCTGAGCCAGTAGAGGTTACCAGCTCTACGAACAAGTACCGTTCCGTGAATGACTCTATCGGCCAGTTTGTGGCAGAGCACATGGTGAAGGATGAGAGTTCAACGGAGCGTGTGCTTATCACGAGGATCTACGGCCAGTTCAAGACTTGGGCAAACCAGACGCTAAACAAGAACAAGAAGATTCCCGATCGCAACCAGTTCCTCGCTTACATGGAGGCACAATTTGGTAAGTATCCCAGTGACAACAGGGGCTGGCGCAACATTCGCTTCCTCAGCGATGATAGTGACGACAGTGAGGGAGATGACTAATGCTAATACCAATTAATTATGCAGTACACATACTGCCTATGATCACGCCCGAAAAATCATGGACTCCCCATGAGTTTGCAAAAAAAACACATCAAGTCATGCAAACAGAATTACGAAAAATGATTGTATAAATCTATGCAGAAGTTGCATTTACCGGTAGGGAAGCTACAAGGTTTAGCTGGTTTAACATCTGAGACAACATTGCCTTAACATCCTTGGAGGAATGGTTGGTTCCAGACTTCATTAAAAATCGTTTAAAATAAGGTGAGCGAACATCATAGATCATTTTTATTCTTTCCCAAGATAATATTGCTTACCTAATAAACACGCGATAACACTACCTAAACACTTTTATGTAAAAAAAATATTTAATAAGGATAGATAATGGTTCACAAGAAAGACGCAAAGAAATTGTTTAAAAAACGCGGGGGAGATCCGCCATTCACCGACAAGCAACGATACTTATGGAGAGCGTTAATGGCTGAAGAGACACATATCCTTCGTGATTGGTTGAACAACAACCTAGATAAAATAAATAACGATCCGGACCTTATTGTAACTCCTCTTCGATACATTGTTGCCAGTACTTATAATCGGTTTCAAGAAGAGGGCGACAATAATCTTTATAGACAAGAACTAGATAAAATTTTTAATAAATTAAAAAAGGTATTTAATAATAATGAAGGTAGAATA